GATTTTTTCCATTTGTTCAGAACAAACCTTATCAAGAAAATCAATTACCTTAGTCTTGTCTACATCCTTCTCACCATACACAGATTGAACCAGTTTATCCATAGTGATATAAACTGAATCTGTATCTACTGCCACAACAAAATCTTCATCAGTCTTGAGTATTTCATTAAGATAACGATTAATTTCTTTCTCTATCCACTTGATGGATAATTGTCCAGAAGTAGTGACAGCCTCTGCAATCCTTTGGTCAAAATAACGAAAGTGCTGATTTCCCATCGCACCGAATGCAGAATTAAGTGTGATCTTTAGATTCATCTGCATATTGTTATACTTAGAAATCTGATTCTTTAATTGAAATTTTTCCTGAGCATCTGTTTCTTTCTGCAATTTCTTTTTTGCATCAATCATCATTCCTTTGTACTTAACTCTATCATCATAGATTTGTTGCATCATCTCTGGAAGAAATCCATGAATGTCTTTTCGATAAAATTCATTATTTGGAGTGTAAGTCAAATTATATTTTTCCAATGCATCAAGATTTTGTAATTGTTCCACCAAACCATCAATCCCTGGCCGGGCATCTTTTATCTCTTGTAGGACACTTGGAAGTTCATCTGTAATCAATGTCTCTGGTGAAAGATTGTACTGCATAATCAGATGAGGATACAGAGAATTCAAATCGAAATTTACAACCCAATCATGAGATCCAAGAAGAGGTTCTTTCACATATGCACCCTCAAAGTTAGATGATTTGTGAGAACTTCTTTTTGGCGGAATTACAATATTTTTTCTGAGAAGATTGTTGTATATCAAAGTATCCCACATTCGTACTTGGCCGAATGTATTACTGTAGTTGACTTTACTAAGATATGCAAGTGATATAATCATCTCAAGAAGTTTCATCTTATTTTCAAGTTGTTCTACCAACTCCACATCCTTGATGTTGTATTCGATGAACTTCTGGTAATCGTTTTTGTAAAGTAAATGAAGAGAGCCCTGTTCTGAATAGTCCAGTTTACGTTCACCCAATTCAACAAATGCGATATGATCTAAACGATATGACTCTTGATTGATGTATGTGAACTTACGATACATGGCCAGATAGTCAAGAGTCTCCACACCATATATTTCATATGTCTGTAACTCTTGTCCGCCAAGACCAAACATCTTGTACTCTCTAAGTTTTCTCCAAGGCGATAACAGTTTGTAAGGATTCTTCCTATCATCAAATAATCTCATTGCACGATTGACAAGATAAGGTATATCAAATGTATCAATATTCCATCCTGTCATAATATCGGGAGACTCTTTATCCCACATCTCAAAGAACTTTTGAAGCAATGCACGTTCCGAATCAAATCGAAAATAGAAAACATCTTTTCTATCTGTTACAAACTCACCTCGGCCAAAGACAAAGACTTTCTTTCCGATTTTCATCGTAATTGCAGTCACTTCTTCATTTGCAGTTTCTACATTTGGAAAACCATTCTCAGAACCAGTTTCAATATCAAGATATGCAATACGAATCTGTGAAAAGTCGTAGTCTATATGTTCTTCTGGAAAATGTTCTGCGATAAAAGAAAACTCAAACTTGTCATTACCATACACATTGAAGTTATCAATGTCTTGATATTTGGCAATGAATTCTCGACACTCCTTCATGTTCCCAGGCTGGATCTTTCCAACTGGTTCTCCTTGAAGTGTTTTGAATTTGGTTTCCTCTTTGGTAGGAATATAAAGAGTGGGATGATATTCTATACGATCTTTGAATCTCTTGCCGTCATTGGACACACCCCGAAATAATATACTATTACCTATAGTTTGGACATTGGTATAAAAACTCATTTAGTATCAAATTGATCAAATTTATGGATTTTAACGTAGTTCACTTTTAACTTATCTAACTCATTATAACACATTAGAATGTGTTTGTCAATCCAATTCTTCTTCGAGCTGAATTGATGTATTACAAACAAAAACTGTAGGTAGATTAACCAGATATATTTCATATTCTCCCCCTAAGAGAGAAGACCCTTTTTGTATTGTGTCTTCCCCTTTACTTTAAGTGCCGTCAAGGTTGATTTACGATTAGTACCATCTTTCTTATATGAACAATGTACCCATCCACTATTTGGATTTTTTCCATCATAAAACTCTAGAATGAGCTGATCGAATTCCAAATTTTTGGCAATCCATGCTGCCAATTTTGGATTTGAGATTCGGGATGACTCAAAATCTGCAGCCTCTCCATTACAATGCTGACTTTTTCCCGATCCGCCGATCTTTGCATTGAGTGCAGGAGAACGATAGCCGCTACTTATTCTAATCGGCCCAAATTCTTCCCTTACTGGTTGTAAAATAAAATTACAGAGATTGACCAAGTTGATAACGTGTTCAGTTGTTGGTTCGTTTGAAACCCCCATCCGATCAGCCGTTGAACTCTTGATCATCTCAAAATATGAAAAGTTTTTTGTCATGTACATAACTACTCCCTGTTTTGAATTTCTAATTTTTGTGTATTTGGATCAAATTTTAAAATAACTTTCATCTCTATCGGCATAAATTTACCATCTTTCATTTGTACAGGGAGTTTACCTTCGACTGCTCCTTTTAGAGCATCTTTTGCATTTTCAAAGGTGTGAGATGGATCATTTTTTACAATTTTATCCAATTCTTTTTTTGCATTATCTGGTAAAATATCGTCTATCATTTTTTCAACGTGTTCTTCTGCTAGATCTTGAGCCTTATCGACCACCAATCCAGCAACTACGTTGAATAACATTCCAGCTAGTGGTAACATATTATTCTCCTTCATTAATTAAAAAAAACAAAAACCCCATCAAAGTATATATTCTTCAATGGGGTTTGGAGAATGATTACTTACTAATCAATTTAGTAATGGGAATCAAACGTGGTTTCTTTTCTTCGGGCACCACTTTCTCCAAAGAAATATTAAGAAGACCATTGTTGAATTCGGCTCCCTTGACAAGCATATCATCAGAGAGTGACCAACTACGAGAGAATGACCTCTTAGCAATTCCCCTGTGAACGTACTGACTTTTATCAGTTCCTTTGTCTTCTTTTGAACGTACTGTAAGAGTACTATCTTTCACCTCAACCTCAATGTCAGATTCAGAAAACCCAGCCAGGGCCAACTCAATGACATATTTGTAATCATCCTCTTTTCGGATGTTGTAAGGTGGAAATCCACTATCCTGAGAAGAATGTGGAAAATTCATCAAACGATTAAACATAGAGTCGAATCCTACGGATAGACCCATAAATCGTTCAAGATCGCCTGCGGTGAAATGTGAGTGATGTGCTAATTGTACCATATTGCCTCCTTTATTAAGCGAGGTTATCGAAAAATCCCCACCCCCTAGCACGGGCGGTGGGTAAGTTAGAGGTTTCCACTATGGACAACCTCAATCACGCCAACCTTCTCCTTTGAAGAAATGGTCGGCACGATGTTTTAAAACAATCCAAATCAATTTTATTAGTGAATCTTCAGAGTAGTTTCCTGCATCTCTCACTAATAATTTGTATTTTGTTTCCATAATTATTTATACTCCATACTCTAATAATGGGGATTTTTCCCTTTGAAATGCTCTACTAATTGCAATTTCCTTTTCCCAAGCATCTGCCCCTCTTCTCATTTGATCTGGCAAATCTTGATCATTTTTATAAGTGTTACATTTTTTACAAACAATCCAAACATTTCCATCAATATATTTACCACCTTTTGATCCAGGCACTAATCTATCTATAGATGGTTTTGCTTCAGGATCAAAAATTCCATTCACACATCTTCCATACCACATTTTTTTCTCACACATTGGGCACTCATCAACACATTTTGATAATACATATTCTTCAGAAAGTTCTCCACTTTTTTTAAATGGTACTCTTGCTGGATCTGCTAAAGCGTGATTTACCCACACCTTTTTAATAATTTCCATTGCAAGTATCATATCATGTGGATAATATTTCCAAAATGCTTCAAAATATTCTTTTCTTCTCCAAGTATCTTTATCAAAATGTTTGCTTGGAAAATCTTGAGGATAATGATTTGGTTCTTCTTCCTGTCCAGAAAGATAGAACACATTATTCAAATCTTTTTTCATTATAAAAAATTATTAATTCATGCATAATTAAAATTAATTACCACTCTTCTTTTCTCATCTGTACAAGAAGACCCTTTATGTCTTCTTTTTGCTGGAAATGTAACCATTCTATTGGCCACACTTTCAACGACTGTACCATCTTCAAACTTTGAATATCCATTGTTGGTATTCATATACAAGATGGCCGTCAACCACCCATCATCACTATCTTCATGAATGTCAGTATGAAACTCACCTTCTATAATTTTAGATGTTTGGGTTTGTAAATTTATTTTTATTCGATGTAATCCTTGGACTCCAATTTTTTGCAATACTGGTTCTAGTACTTGTATTGTAATTGGATCTACTACTGATTTGTAATAGACCATATGAACAAAGAAAAAATTTGGATCTTTTTTATTTTTTTTATCAATAACAAAATCACGAAAGAACCATGTGAAATAATCACCCATGATTGTTTTTTGTAATTTATCAAAATGTTTTTGATCTAAAAAATCATCTTCAATTTTCATTGACATTATTTTAAAATTAGATAAAGAGGTGATGGATAGTAGGAATCGGCGTACCTACAACATCGGGGAACGAACTTCCGTTAGCTTTATCCCTCCGAACCAGAACCCTCGCTGGCATGCGAGATGTGACCCCCACTTGTTACCAAATGGGTAGCCTCAGCACCATCTGTGAACTGTCTGACTACCTCGGCTCTCGACAAGGTTATTATCAGTATATCCAA